CGAACGCAAAGCCCGAAACAGTTATAGGAAATTAAAAAACAAAGCGTACATATATTTTTTAACTCCTTCCACTTTATTAACTTCATATTGTGTCGGGTCGCATCCTTTTTCTCTTTTAATAAATTCATCACACCATTTACCACACTTCCACCAATCATTAAACAGTTTTACAGGAAAGATGCTCCCCTTTTTAGTTACTGCTATTATAGTTTTGTTTTTTAACATCATATAACAAGGTATTTGTAAAATGTGGCTAATAAACTTTTGTTCTCTGATTAAGCATTTGTGGTAGCCACACTTCACAAATACCCGACCGTTATACGTCACCTTGCAGATGTTCCGAAACATAATCTTTAACCATTTTTTTAATCGGTTCGACAAATTCGACACGAACACGAAAGGCAATAGTTTTGGTTTGGTAAGGAGCAGGTTTGCGACCTGCCCCTTTGCGTTTTCCGCCTTTTATTCTATTATTTTCCATTTCCCAGTTTTTATATTATTTTCAAATCTATCATGCCCAACATAAAATTTTGATGAGCTTCTACCAGTTGAAGTCGTGTACTTACAGCCGGGTTGGTCTAAATTAATTCGCTTTTCTGTTACAGATGTAATAATGTAAGTATTATTAAATACTGTGTCAAAAATTTGTGTGTTTGATATTGCTTTCATTTTGTTTGTTTTTAATTATAGAGCAAATATACAGCTTATTTTGATAACTGCAAACTTTTTTCAAAGTATTTTTGATTTATTTTTAAAATATTTTATAACTAATTGAAAACCAACACGAAAAAATAAGGCGAACGCATAACAGCACCTAATGTCAAGCGGCTACATACTAAACGCTTATAAAAGCCGCCAGCCATTAGCCGCAATCCGTTATGCAAAAGTTTTTCAAAACCAGTTGCCTTGAGAATCCTGCATAACCATTTCATTGCATCGTTGGCAACTGCCCTTTAAATTACATCCATTGTACGTTGCTACTTTCGGTGTCTTATGCCAACCTATTGTGCATGGGAAAGTTTTGAAAAACCTTCGCATAACACGGTATAAGCGAAAAAAACTTCCGCCTATGGTTGATACTTTTGTGCTTTCTTTTAAGATTCGTAATGGCCACATAGTTTTTATTTTTAATTTGTTTTCTTCGCTTATACCCTAATCCGTTAGCACCAATTTTATGACAACGCCCAAACAAGTGCTTCATAAATACTATCTTTCCAATCCTTTGCTTCAATAAAACAAGTAGTTGAAATATCTTCGGGTTCATCACCCATCGGCACATTTTGAAAGCCATCAAATTTAACAGCCCAATGTCCATTATCATCATTTAATAAGTTTGGGCAATAGCCAATTTCCGCAAGGCTTTCAAATGCTTGCTCACAGTTAATTTCTCTGCTCGTTAATTTTTGTTTTATTTCTTCGTATTCCATAATAAAAACTGGTGCTAACATTGGTTTTACGCAAGTGGGGGTTAGCGTTTAAACCCATCTTACGTTCTTTTAATAATCTTTTGTGCAGGTTGAAAGTTTTGTAATATTTAGCCCCACCTGCGTAAAGCCAAATAACGTTATATGAAAGTGGGCAGACGTACATCTAATAAACTTTCGTGAGAAAGAAAAAGAAAAAATCTGCCCACGCTCATTTTAAAGAGATTTATTTATAACAACAATTTTACCTCCTACCATTGTGCCACTTTCTTTGAAGGAACCTTTTTCAATGTCAATAACTTCGGCTTCTACTTCATCAAGCCACTCCTTAAATTCAACTTGCTTTTTTTGGCTACCGTTTACCCAACTTTCAGAAGTAATACAAACTAATCTACCACCACGAGAAAGGCACTCGTACATTTCTTTTAAGTGGTCAATATCTTGGTTTTTTGTGAATGGTGGGTTAGCAATAATTTTGCTGTAAGTTTTGCCGTTGTGTTTAAAGAAATCATCTCCAATCAAATTGAAACGCAAACCACTTTTATTCAAAATAACTGTATTTACATCCATCAATTCAAAGCAATCAGGTACAACATCGCAAACCTTGTTTATTGCCTTGATAATTGCTTCTTGTCCTGCACTTGGTTCTAAAATTGTGTCATGTTGTTTAAGGTCAGCCAAATAAACCAATTCATCAGCAAGTTTTTCAGGTGTTGCAAAAAACTGAAATTCCTTTTTTAAATTTCGTTTTTCACCGTTTGCGATTTGGTCTAATAAGTCGGTTGGGTCAGTTGCAAAAACAAAACCAAACACTTTACCACCTTTCCATTTACCGCCAATTAATTCAAGCGATTTAGCTACTTCTTGATAAAGTTTTCTATCAAGTTGTGTGTTTGGCAATTTAACTACCATTCCTTCTACTGTGCAATTCTGCAATACTTCTTCTTTTGTTGTCATTTTTGAATTATGTTTTTAAAATTTCCCACGCTCATTTTTTCTTTTTTCTTTTACGTGCTTCGATGAAAGTGTAGTGCGTGAAATCCCACCTTCATATAACACGGGTTTTGCGTCAGTTTTTCCAATGCTCAAGCCCTACGCACAAAACCGAACGCAAAGCCCGAAACCGTTATAGCCCAAACAATTTATCAATGTTCGCCTCTGTGCTTTCTGTTGCCTTGCCATGATTGATAGCATTGTGAATTACAGCGCGACTTCTGAAACATTGCTCGGCTATCCAATTCATCTTGCCAATTCTCGGCTGCATCTTTTTCCATTGCGCTACTTTTGCAGGGTCAATGGTCTTAACTTTCTCTCCGTATGTTGCTTTGTTCATGTTAGTTTGATTTTGTGATTAGTTGTTTAATTGCGTATTGCTCAAAATCTTTTTCTATCTTTTCTTTAGCTTGCTTTGCTGTTAAACCTTCTGCTACCATTACTATTTTTTGTAGCATTTCTAATTTAGATTGTAGATTGTTTTCCATTTGTTTTGTTGTTTGATGATGCAAAGATAGTATATGTATTGACAAATACAAAAGCAAGCGAAAAAATAAATGTTAAAAAAAAAGGCAGCCTAATGACTGCCCCAAGCGATTACGCTCCACCTCCGATATTTACGGATTGGTGCAAAGATAATCATTTCCCAAACACCCTCCAATAAGCTCCAACCATGTGCGATTGACCGCGAATGTCGTATCCGTAAAAGCCATTAAAAGCCTTGTAAGACACGGCAACACTAGGAGCAGCCACAAAGTTAGTCGCAGTATTATTCACGCCTACAATCGCACCTATATACACACTAGGCAAAGGCTTTTTAACTTTGGTGATTACCGTTCTGATTTCGGGTTTAAGGTTCGCGTGTTGTAGCTTAAAATCAATCAGCTTGCCTAGAACCGTAGCTGAATACACTATGTTGTAGTTCATATCTTCGCGCAACGTGTCCGAATATGTTGTGGTGTCTGGTAATTGTTCAACTATTTCTTTGGCTATTATGCGAACCGTATCGCATGGCAGCGTGTCAATTCGCGCAATAATAGACGGCTTTGATTTGTTTGGCTTTTTGCTGATAACTTTTGGCGTTATTGCAATTTGCTTTAGTGTGGTATCTCTGTAAATCGTATCGTGTACAACGCTCACCACTTCGCCACAATTCTGCTTTCCGTAATGATACCCAGCGCAACCGCCTAAGCATGAGAATAGCACCACAATAGCCGCGAATATGATTAGTAATATTTGGTTTGGTTTCATTAGTTCTGATTCGTTTCTTCGTCATCAATAAATGTAATTTCTTCATCAAGCTCAATAGCCTCAACTAGCTTTAGTGATTTCTTGAATAGGCCAGGCGCGTCAAGTTGCACCGCCTTAGTTAGCCCGTCATCGTAATTTTCGGCATAAACCGTAATTTGCACCTCATTGGCGCTAATCGGTTCGGTGTACGCGAATGTTATTTGCCACATAATCTTCAATCATTTTATTTAGATACCATTTAGCCTTTTCTAAGTCCTCTAATCCGTTCTTTTGTTCACACCTCCAAATATACTTAATTATGTTTGCGGTGCATACTGCTTGCAATCCCTTCTTTTCGGCTGTGGCTGCTTCTATTGCATCTATACACTCTATTTTGCCTTGCTTATAGTGCGAAGGGTTTATTTTATCTTTCATCTTACAACACTTTACCGTTTGTTATCTGCAAATTCCTAACCTCAAAGTCGCCATTCTTTTCAACACAAATATGTGCAAAACCCAAACACCATTCGTTCATTGGCAAATACTCTGGATTAAGCTCACATAAGCAGCCAATGACCCATGTGCCGTGTACGCTGCCACCAATATTGCGCTTAATCATGCTTTGCGTCTTATGCTTATCACCGCAAATAGTGCTTTCGCCTGCACGAAGCCATAATGTACGGGCTGCATTTATACCGCCTCCGCCTTTGTATTCGTTACCATGTATAGCGTGTAGCTTTCCAATCTTAATCACTTGGCTATTGGGTATCCAAGTAATGCCGCGCTCCCTAAGTTTAAGAAGTACGGGCATCCTAAATTCGCTCATATCCAACACAACGGGCGCTTTAACCCTTAAAAATCGCTCCCACCTTTTCTCGTGGTTGCCCTCTTTGTAGAATATTTTAGCCGATGGGAAATGTTTTGCCAACACATCTAAAAACTGACGGCATATTTCAAACTCATAAGCTAAATCGCGGGCTTGCGGGTTTTGTTCGTGGAATGAAGCCTTATGAAAATCCATTATATCACCAAGTAAAAGTATGGTGTTAATGTTGTGCTTTTTGCCGTAATCGAGGGCAAGCGTTAAAGCCTCATTATTTTGGTAAGGTAGGTGAATATCGCTTAAAACAAGGATGTTGTTGTTAGCCTTTGGCATCACATAGTGAACGGGCTTTTTTTCATCTGACGGTGGTAATCCATAAGGGTTGTCTGAACTATAATTTCCTTCCATTTTCATAGGTTCTTTTACTTTTTTTCGTTGAGCGTTCCCATGTGCGCCCGTATAGTATCTTATTAAGGTTCTTGCGTCCTCAATATCTTTAAACATTAACTCATTTTCTGTGAATAGCTTTTCGGCTAATGTTCGCTTACTTGCGTTAGGAAAGCGGCTAATGTATTCTTTTACCTTTTCCCCTTTTATGTTTGGTTTCGCCATTCGGCTAGTATTTGGTTGCGTACTTATTTAGGGTGTATGCTATTGCCTTTGCAATTCTAAACTTTTCTGATTGATATTTCTCAATTTCTTCTTTGTTTGTTATAAAGCACACCTCAACAAGCACATTTTCGCCCGTCAATCGCATCCATCCTAGTTGTTTTCGTGCGCTTTCACTTTCGCGCTTAACTCCTGCCACACGCAACATACCGCTACGCAACGGGCTGTTAAGTATTTCGGCTATGTCCTCTGCAATATCTTTTGCCAAATCGCGTTCTAAGTTAGTGTATGTGTCGGGGATAAAACATTCTACTCCTTTTGCTTGCGGTGTGGCAGCATTAAAATGAATGTCAAGCAATATAGCAGAAGGATTAACAAGCGCCTTAAACGTGTTTATAGTCTGTTGTAGCGCGTTCTTATCGTCATCTACAATAGGTTTAATCATGTAAGCCTTTAGCGCATCTGCAATTAAGTCGCGCAATTCAGCAGCTAGGTCGCCCTCTTTGTAACCGTTGGCAATTGCCCCTGCGTCCGTACCTTTGCGCGTATGTCCTGCGCTAATGAATATTTTTCTCATTCCTCTGATTTTTTAATTAAGATACGCTCCAATGGTTTTAAAATATCTACGCCCGTTATAGCTGTGATATTTTCTCGAACGGATTGAATTTCGGTTACTGCAATAATAGCAACAACCGCCTTAACCATTGGCACAACATCCCCAAAATACCCCTCTAAAATGTGTGCAATCAATATCCCCAAAAAGTAAGCAATGACAGCGTAAAACTTGCGTATCATTTTGCTGCTTTTAATTATGCGCCCTTTTGCTTTAGCACCTATGATACCCGTAATAAAATCAATGACACTAATCATTCCAACAAAGCATAACGTTGGTACTATTGGGCTTAAAAATGTACACAATGCCGCTATTGCTAATAAGGCATATTTCGCTAACCATTGCTCCAAACTTTCTCTCATATCTACATCTTCGTGTTTTGTATGAAAGCAGAAATATAGCCACAATAACACCTTTTGCATGGAGCAAAAGTGAATGATTACAGCCGCTACATTTCTACACTTTTCATATTATTTTGAATTACTTTTTACTTGTTTTAATGTTACAACTATTTGATTTTAACGCCCTTGTCCTGCATACTGCTTTATAGGATTGCGTTTCTGTTTGCGCTTAACCGCTTTACCTTTAACCTTCACTCGTTTCTTGTACATTTTCTATCGGTTCTATTGGTTCAAAAATACTTGGCTGTAAATATACTATCTCAAATTCGCCCTCATTAAAATATTGTTCTACCTTTTCCTTTTCAAGATAGTATTCTCCCCCATGCAACTTACTTTCTTCATGTTGCACTTTGCAATATTCAGCCGTACCTGCAAACTGAATCGCGTTTATATTTTTCACGTATGTTCTCATGGTCTATCTAATACTATGTCTGTTAATAATTGGTTTGTCATTGTTCCACTTACACCTCCTGCATAATCTAGCCATGTTGGAAAGCCTGATTGCCCTTGCGGGAATCTATATGCGTTGGTTACATTGGCTGCAAATGAATACCCTTTTGCATTTTTGTGGGGGTTATTGTATAGTTCGTTTCTTTCGGCAAGCGATAACACCTTATTGATGAAAGTCATTCCATACAATCTGCCGTTAAGAGGCAATGTAGATATGTTGTTGTTAATGCCAAAAATCATAGGAAAACTTGCGTTTGCTGTGCTTGGTGTTAATCCATTTTTGCTAGATGTATTTACTAAAACATTATTTATATAAAGGTTGCTGTTATTGCTTGCAAGCGCTTGGTCATAAGTACATAAAACATGAACCCATCCAGTAGTATTAGGATAAACTGAATTCGCTAAAACAGTTACAACTGTGTTTGCCGCACCACTTACGCCCCTTGAAATTATAAGCGTAATTCTTCTAGTGGCAGGCACGGACGCTCTGTTATCGTAGAGCATAATTATTCCAACATTGGCAGTAGAATTTGCATTGGTGTTAAATATTGTCTGCGCAGCATTTGCTGTTGGCGATACTAATTTTACCCAAACACCAATACTAAAAGCAAAAGCACTTGGATTTGTAGCACCGTGATAGTATTTAAAATCGCTTACCCCTCCTGCTGTAACATAGTCATTCACCCCATCAAAATTGCATGAGTACAAATTGGAAAAGCCGTTAAAAAATGAGCGCCTTTTCATTATGCGTTTTGTCCTATTGTGTAACGTGCAATATTGCTGCTTAACCATTCAACATAAATGTAATTCACAACGCTTGTAACGTATAAATTACTGTTGCTATCTCTTACCCATGTTGCAGGTATTGTTGGCGATGAACCGCTATTATGAATAATCAACTGCACCACGCCTATCCTTGCGCCCGTGTAATCACCCGTTATATTACCCGTTTCAGGGCTTGCAAGTGTTCCGTAATTAGCATAAGCATCAAAAGCTATTGCCGTTCCGCTACGTTGAACTGTTTGCGTTTCTTTAGTATCTGCATAAACCTTAACCGCGTTTTGAGTAGGAGCTAATCGTTGCGAAGTGCCAAGTGAATTATTATTAGCCGTTGTGATTTCGGGTTTTACAAGTATCTTTCCTTGTGTAGGGTGCGCGCGTTCTACTATTCCAACTCTTACAACAAAGTTTGGCGAAGCAGGTGGCGTTGCTGTTATTGCGCCTGCTGTTGCTGCACTTAAAAATACTTCTTGGCCGTCTGTAAATGCTGATGTATCTAAGTCATTAGCCAATCCAAACACAACAATTTTACCAACTGTATTTATTGCAATGTCATGTGTGGCTACACCTATAATCATTGAGGTCGCCTCGGCATCTGCGCGTGCTAAGGATACTGTGCTATTCGTTCCCGTGCTGCCACTTATATACACAACCTGTCCGTTGTTTATTTGCACGCCCGTGTTGTTTCGCGCTAACATTAAAACTTCATACCCAACTTGAACGGCACGTCCCGAAACGCTATCCATGAAAGCCAAACAATCGTTTGTATCGTCAAAGTAAACGCGCCCTCTTGCGTATGTTGGTGTGGCTTGTGGTGTTAGTGTAAAACCAACACTAAATGTTTTTATGGCTGAAATAGTTTGCTCTGTAGCAAGTGTAACATAGTTAGCTAAAGAACTGCTTATAGCTGTGATTTGCGCTTGCAATTTACCAAATGCAACTAAAATACTATCTGTTGCTGCAATTATTGCATTAGTAGCCAAAGATAAGCCCGTTAAAACAGTTGCGCGAACCCTTGCTTCTGTAAAGTATTGGTTAGTACCTTCTGCTATGCTTGTTGTGGTTGTTCCCGTTGATAGCTTACCATCTAAAGCGGCTTGCAAATCAGTTTGGTTTGACAATGTTCCCTCAATGTCGCCCCAATTAACCGTACCACCACCGCCACTATTTAAGTTGCTTTCAAACTTAACCTCAATAACGGGTTGTGTAATTGTTACTTCTATATCAGTCATTGGCGGCACTATTTACAACATTAGCAATCAATTTCGGGGCGCTGCTTACCAACAATTCTCCGTCTACGGCATCACTATTTACAACTCCGTAAATAACCTCCATATACATCGGCTTTTCAGGCAATCCTGCGGTGTTTGTACGGTCTAAAATTATACTCACTTCACCCTGCGAAGCGCTCACAACCGTTACACCTGCATCCAAATTCCAACTTTGAATAACTTGTTCTTTCTTTTGGTAAACAAGTATCTGCAAAGTGTTTAGGTTGTTTATATTTATGGCTGTTCCATCGTCATTTTTCAATGTCAATGTCATCGGAAAATCAGCGCCAGTCATTATAGTATTCATCTCTATCGTAGTATTTTCGTGTTGTGTAAACTCTTTTTGCCCCTACTGCTATAATTCGCGTGCGACCTCTACCTGTTTTGCAATCATTTGTAGTGTATTGCACCCCGTCAAAGGTGTTATCTACGTCTTTAAGCTTATTTTCAAGCGCTTGTTTGTAGTAACCTATTCGCGTGTCATTCTGCCCTAACATTTCAGCCCTGCGCGTGCTGCTTATTTCGGTAGATGTAGGGTCTAAATGTTCCCTAAAACCACCCTGCGCTACGTGTATTCCTGCCTCAACCGTTACACGCTTAAATGTGTAAACTGCCATAAGTGGTTTTACATATTGCTGCCAAAAGTTTAATAGTTCATGTTCAGCCCAATCGGAGGACGGAGGCTTTTCGGTCGTGCTTTGTAATGCTTTGTAATAAGTTTTTACCTCCGCTTCGTAAGTAAAGCAAATATCACCTTCTGCATAGGTTTTATTTCTATCGTATGCCTTTGGGTTTGTTTTTATGAGTGCTGTGATAGCGTCAATTAACCCCGTTGGCATTAACGGTTGCAAATCTATCTGTTGCGCGTCCTTTATATGAAAGTTCGTTTGTTCAGCAAAGTAGTTTGCGCTAAACTGAACGTATAAAGAAAGGTCATCTTTATTAATTAGCTGCATCGGTAGGAGTATTTAATGGTGAATAACCTGCAATGGCTCGTTTCTCGTCCGTTGTAAGCGTTGCCATAATTTCGGGCGCTATGTAATTGAATGGATTGAAGGTTGTGATAGTGAAATCTTTGTCCTCGCCAAACAATTCATTAAACCCTGCGCTTATGTGTCGCTGTATTGCGTTTACTTTGTAGTTTAAAAGTGCCACCGCGTTGTTAAGTGCTTGCTGATTACCTAAAACAGCAGCATCAGTATATCCCATTATTACGGGGTGCATACCAAACAATCTGCAAACGCTTCTTTCGATAACATCTCTTTTCGTGTTGCTTGCATCGTAAATAGCTTTGGCATCGAATGGTTGTAAAACTGGAACGCTGTCTTTAGTGGCCGCAAATTGTAGCAATAATCTGTTTCTCCCACTTAATCCATCGCGGTCTTTAAGTTCGCCCGTAAAGTGTTTTAACTGTTGCTCAAAGCGCTCTAAATCGGTTAATCCATCCGTTCCTTTTGTCTCATCATCAATGTCGCCTATCAATGTCAAAATAGCACTTGTAATAAAACCATTCAGCACCGTTTCAAGGTCGAATTTGCACAACTCCGAACTTGTAATTATGTCCTCAATCCCTGCGTAAAAATCGGGCACAGGATAATTCGGATTGTCAGGTGTCTTAATGTAGCTATAAAAGATTTCAGGGCGCTTGTCATATTCGCGCAAATCAGCTTGTAATGTTGCTAAATCAGCTATTTGCCCTCTATATAGTGGATGTTTTTTAGCCTTGTCTTTTTTGTAGTCAGGCTGCCCGTAAGTTACATTCACTTCAAAGTCCCCTGCCTCTAGTTTGCGAATAGCATCGAATGGTGCAGGTTCAACCTTTGCTATTGCACCATCACCACGTCTGTAAATGTAGAAAGCATAACCATAATGATAACTCCATTGGGTAGCAGCATTGACTAATAAGTTATCCATTGACCACATACCAATCTTAGTCTTTGCAATGGTTTCATCTGCAAATCCATCGGCCTGTATAAATTGCGCTAAAGTCCGTGCACAATTCTTAGCTACTCCGCTTTCATTGATATACTTGATTACATCGTTTGGCAGCAGGTTATTCTTACCATAGAACAATAAGCCCGTACCTTTTTGCTCAAGGCGCGGCACCCATCTGTTCATGAATACTGTTTTGAATAAATTTTTCATCTTCTTTTTACTAGTCTATGGTAATTAACTTCCTTATCTTGTCTGTAACTATAACCTACTAAGTGATAAATTAACGGCTGCGATGTACGGTAAAAGTTCATCGTCCTCGCTGCATAGACCATCCATCCGTCTACACTTTCATTGCCCTTGTCTAATCCATCTATAATCGCATCATAAGCGTGTTTGTTCACTATATAACCAAAGCATCCCCACATACCATTAACCTTCTTTAAATTGGCTGTATATGTGCCGCTAACTTTATGCTCTGTGCCGTTTAAATAAAGAACGTCCCAATCTTCGGGTAACTCACTCATGCAGATATTTAGCCGCTCCGTGAAGTTATCTGCAAACTCCACATCGTCCTCAATGATTAGGCGGTAACTTTCGCTGGTCTGCCGCGCTTCTTCGATACAGTTGCGGTGGCTTCGTTTGCATGCGTCTGTTCGGCTTCGTTGGTCGCTTCCTTCGATTGCTGAAAATCGTTTAACGGCAAGTCCTGCTCTTTCACATTCTCGCTTTGTTCGCTCCCATCTTTCGGTTGCTCGGTCGAGGTTGATACAATAGGCTTGACCTTTAAAACGAAAGGCTCTACGCTTTTTTTTTCAGTGATTTCTACCACCTCAATCAAATCTTTGTACGGGCTGTTAAGTAATGTTTCAGCTAGAAAATCATTAAGGTTTTCAGGTGTTACATTAATCAGTTCTCCGTTGGCGCGAATAGTTACTTTGCCACCTTTCGGATAGCCTTTTTTAAATCTGTATTTGGTTTCAATCATAAATTGTTTTTTGATTTCTGAATTGTCTTTTACTTGGTTGCGCTTCCACTTTAGCAGCTTCTGCCAAGCATCGTGGTAACACGCTCCGCACCCAATATCGAATGGCTTTAAAAACACATCTGTATATAAAGCAACTAGCCCCGTTTTAGATTCGGGGCTAAGAGCATCAAATCTAAAACTTGCAATTGCTTCTGCAAGTTCGGCTGTTGATTTCATTAACTAGCTGTTATGCTGTTTAGGTATGCAATATCTTGAGCAAGTGTTGCGCCTTCTGCTGATTTGAAGATACGTGGCAACTTGCTTTCGTTTGCGGTAAGTGTTACGTTGATAACGGTGTCATCTTGTTTCAATACACCGCTTGACAATGAAGCGGCTGAAAGTTTTGCACCTTCTTCGCTACCAATCACAACCAAGCGGCTGTTATTGTCTTGCATGATTACAACGGCATCATCCACATCTAACAAGGCATCAATGGCATCTAATTCACCTTGAGTGAAAGCGTACAAACCAAGCACCGCGTTGTTGTTACGGGCGTTAAAGTTTGTTCCTACTTCTACCTCTGTTGTGAAACTGTTTCTTTCGGTCTTTGTTTCAAATGTTTGCAAGGCATAACTTGAACCGCTTTGTGCGAAGTTAAGCGCTCTGATAACAGTACCATCTTGTTCGGCACTTGCTTCTTCTGTAAATGGTGTGGTAGGGTCAAGCAATGACAACTGTGTTATCCATACTTTCCCCTTAACACCGCCCTTCATGTTGGAGTTGTCGCAACTCTTTGCTAACCCCTTAATAATTTCTACACAAACTGACATTTCTTTATTTAATTTAAGAGTGAAAGGGGGCTATTACACCCCCTTAAATTTGATTTAGAAGCCTGCGATAACGTTCAATTCACCGTAGCCGTATTCGTATGCGATTGCGGCACGTCCAGTCAATCTAACAACGTTGTCATCGTTTGAGTACCACAAGCGGTTGTTAAGGAATGAACTTTGGTCAAGGTAAACCGTATGTTCGCTAGGCGCGGTCAAGATTACACGGTAAGGATTTTCAGGCAATCCGCTGTTGTCGGTGAAGTCTGTTTCTAATCTTTCATCTACAATCGGAACTACTACGATAGGAATACCTTTAAAAGTCATTGCATCAACACCGTTCACAACATATTCAGTTTGCTTAACGCCCGCTGTTCCCTGTGTTGCTGTTTCTAGGTAAGTAGTGTAAAGGTCATAAACCGCTTCCGTCCATATCCAACGCTTTGAAGCCTTAGGAACACCGCGCAACAATCTTGTTTGAGCCAAGTAAATTTCATTCATTGTAGCGAAGAAATTGGTTGTGTTCAAATCACTTGCAACGATTGAACCAACATCAACTGTACCATCTACGGCTGCTGCACCTGCTTTAAGTTTGGTATAGATACCATCCATTAAAGAGTAGTAAGCGGTTGATTCAGATACGTTCTCATCGCCTAAGAACAGCAAGCTCAACAAGTCGCGGTTGAAAGCGTAGTTTTGCTGTGTTTGCATGAAGTCTACAATCTCTGGAGTAAGTTCACCAATCTGAACACCTGCGGGCAAAGTGCCACCCCAAAACTTATTAAAGAATACATCGTAACATTGTTCAACGTTGGCTTGTATTTCTACGGGTGTAAGTGTCTTTTTGCTGATTTCGGCACTACCTGCGAACACGGGCGCACAAGTTGAAATAGCACGCATAATTTTATCTACGTTTGTATTGTAGAAGTGTGAGCGCGGCATGTTACCGAATACAAAGTTAAAAGGTAGCTGCGTAACTAACGGGTCATTAATAAGCGGCTTTAGGAACAACTCGTTTTGGTCGGTTGTAATTGTAGGTACTGTGGTTATTAAGTTAGCCATCTTGTTTTGTTTTATTGGTTTTTAATTGTTGATTTATTTGTTGTTTGCGGCTGCGCGTCTTTCTGCAAGCGCTTTTAATGGGTCTTTAGCAATTACTTTTTCTTCGCCTTTGAATGTTTGGATAGTTTCATCACCCTTTACATTCAAAACGGTTTCTTTCAGCTTGGTAAACTCTGATTGCATTTGTGTGAACTTTGTGTTCAATGCAACTACCTCAGTTTCTTTTTCGTTTACAGCCTTTTCTTTTTCATCCAACTTTGCTTGCAATTCAGCAATCTGATTTTTTAAAGCGGTTGTTTCATCTTCGGCTGCTTCTTTAACTTCGGTGATAACACCATTAGCCACAACGATAACGCGACCATCTTCAAGCGCGTGTTCACCATCGGGTGCAGGTGTTTCAGTCATGTTGCCGCCTTCCATAAGATAGGCTTTCTTGCCTACAAATTCACCGTCCTCTGTTTCAACGAAGATTTCTACTCCGTCTTTTAGTTTTACTACCATGTTTACAGCTTTTGGTTTTGCGAAGTATTTAGCCGCAAAATCGTTTAGCGCGTTTGTTATCGCTTCTTTTACGTTTGACATTATTGTTTGATTTTGATTTGAAAACTTGTAATTGTGTTTAGTGTAGTTGATAGCTGTTGAAATAACTTCATCGGCTAACCCGAACTCTACCGCCTCGGCACCGATAAATGTTGTAGCGGCTTTCATTTTATCTTGTACCGTTGCGCTGTCTTTGCCAGTCAATCCAACGTAGAAATTGATTAGACGCGTTAGGTTCTTTTCAAGGTCGGCTGCAATTCTGATTAAGTCGCTCGCTTCGTGCGCTTCGGGTGCGCTTGGTATCCATGCAGGGTTGTGAATAAACACTTCGCTGTTGGTGTATAGTTTGCGCTTACCGCCTTTTTTTTTTCCTGCTTGAAAAATTACACTTGCTATTGAGCCTGCCTCACCGTTCACAATAGTTGTAACTGGCAAAGGATGTGCAACTAACAAATCATACATTGCAAATCCTTCTGTAACATAACCGCCTCCGCTGTTAATGTTCACAACTATTTCAGTGTGTTCATCTGTGATAGTGGCTAAATCTTTCTGCAAATCTTTAACGGTATAGCCCGCATCGGAGAACAATCCCCCCGCTTCGCCTATGAACCCGTCTATGTGTATTACTTTTTGCATAGCACAAAAATGTAATGTTGAAAAGTAGTGTTTGGTTATTCGGGCTAAAATGTCCAATTTCGTCCCATATTAGTACAATATGACAGCAGGTAGAAAGCCAACAAAAGAATTACCAGGTCAAAAGATTTACGGTGTAAACGATAGTCCAACGGGTGAATATACCGCGCAACTTAAAACATCATTGAAAGGTAAAGTTTACAAGGCTTTCTTTTCGTATATGAGGGATAACGAAATGCGCGAAAGTGAGGCTTTGCGTTCTTTGATTGTAGCAGGTTTAAAATCAAAAGGCATTACATGGAGGTAATACAGTTTGACGACCTTATGAAACAAAAGGATAATGACATTCCCACTCACATTTGGGCGGTCAATCAGATACGATTTATAGCCAATGAAAAGCAATGCGAAGTTGTATTGAAAAAAGGCAAGATGTTTTTATTAAGCGTAACTCCTGAAAAGGTTGTTACGGCTGCCATGACATTGACTACCATAATGCCCGTACCACATGAAGCTACCCGAACTGATAAAAGCGTTTGAACAAATGCAACTTCCGCAAACATTACAGCTATCAGCACATGAGTACATATTCGATGTGCCGTTGTTTGTGAGTACACATATTGCTGTGCTGCAAAACCATCCACGCAACAAAACTTTTTTACCGTATTATCAAAGACTTTTAAAACTATATCAATGTCTAAATTCAAAATCGGTTACTACACCGCAAAAGCGCTAATCATTTTAGGCTTTTATCTAGTGTTTGCAGTTTGCGAATTGCAAATCAACATACTCGAATGGGCTGTATATTCGCGGCTGCTTTTCGTTGGTCTGTGTGTGGCTTCGTTTATGAACGCTAAACCTAAAGAGAATGGATAGTATAGCATCATTAAGACAGAGGCTGCGTTATTTGCTGCAATACACACCCGAAAACAAATGGGTTGTTTGTGAGTGCATTTTAATTAGCATCAGATTGAATAAATTACAAGCTCAAATCAGCCGAAAATTCCCTAAAACATTACTTGAAGTTGTGCTTTTTTATTGGGTAGTAATGATTTTATGTTGCTTGTTTTTGTTACTTACAACTCACTAACAGCGACACTCCTTTGTGATGAACTGCTAACCTTATTAAATTCCTCTACCGTTACAATCGGTTGTGGCGCTGTTGCAAATCCGCTTCTTATTGCGGCTGTCATGAAAGAACGGTCTTCGCTTGCACGTGTCATTCCACGCGCTGCAAAGCCACCATCACCAACAAGCCCCCCAGCTGCAAAACCCGGCACTCCAATCTTTCTGAATGTAGCAGGCCCCCCTAATGCCGCTTGCTGTCTTTGGTTTAGTATGACTTCTCCAGTTTTAACCGTTGCAAGTAAATTATCCCCGTTACCGCGCTGAATAGGTTTGCCGTCATTAGCGCCTATCATTTGTCCGCTTAACACTTTACCACCATCCGCAAACGCAGGAGGTGCAGGTGGCTTCTGTGAAGCTATGACAGCTATCTGTGCCGCACCCGTTGCCGCTGCCAATGCTGCCAACACTATACCCACATAAGGAGTAGGGTTAGCAAGCTGCGCCATTACCGCTTGGGCTGTGTTAATAACCGTCTGAATTATGGCAATAGTCTTATTAGTTTCAAACTGCTTCTTTTGAATTTCGTACGCCTCCATCGCGGCTTTCTTTTCAGCCTCTTGAACCTTCTTAGTCTTTTCTTCGGCACTCGCACCGCTTGCGTTAATCGCTGCTATTTCAGCGTTCCTTACCGCTTCAATTTCATTAAGTCGAACTTGGTAAGCATCATTGATAACCTGCCCAATAGCGCTAACACTTGCTGAAATTAATGCAATCGATTTATTTATCTTTTCTTCTTGTTTAGCTGTCAATCCTAGTATTCCTAGTATTCCCCCAGCCATTTTAGTAGGCTTGTCTATTTCGCCCCTAAGTCCTTCTATCGCTAACTTTATTTTATCAATGTTGGCTATTTCTTGGTCTGTCAAATTATTATCAGCAAGTGCCAACTGCTTTAATAATTCAAGTTGCCTTTCAAGATTTAATAAAGCCAACTTTTGTTTTTCTTTGGCTAATTCTTTCTCATTCTTTATTTCTAATTCAGCCCTTTTAACTTCGTTCTCATACAAAGTCTGGTTAAGCGCTGCGCTTTCATTGATTGTTTGAATAGCCCTTTGCCTTTTTTTGTCTATCCGTTCTTTTTCTAAGTCATCCTCTCTTTTGTTAGCATCATCATCAAACTTTTTTAACGCTTGCTCTTTTGCTTTTTCTATAGTGTCAATCAATGCTAACTCCTGCGCGTTATTACCTTTGATTAAGTTTATTTTATCTTGGTATGACTTAGCTAATTTTTGGCGCTCTGAAAGATTAAACTCCTCCTGCAACTTAGCTATGTCCGCTAAATACTTTGCGCGTTCCTGCGCTTCTTTATCGCGGCTATCACTTAGTGCTTTCTTTTCTTCTTTGTCTAGTAAGATGTTTATTCGTGTTTGCCGCTGTGAATTAGCTATATTTTCTTCGGCTTCGGCTTGCCTTACCTTGCTAGTTAACTCAATTAGTTTGGCTTCGTCCTCTGCTGATTTGGTGCGCCCTTTTAATCGCAAACTTTCAGCCGCTAATTCATCTTCTGCCAATTTACGTGAACGCCTTGAGTTCTCTATTTCTAAGTCCGCAATAGTATTCGCAATCTTTATCCGCTCTTGTTCTGACTTAGTACGGTCTTTTAATGACTTAGTAAGCGCTTGTATTTGCAAGTCATTTTCTTGTATGGCTGCTGCTGTCTTTGCATTAGCTACAACAAATTCATCGAGTGCCTTGCTTGCATTAAAACCTTCTTTTGCCGCCTCCGATGCGCCCGTTGCAAAGTCTTTAATAAATTTGATAGGGTTCTTTATTGCGGCTGTGAGTTTGTCAAAGTTTGTAACGGTATCTATTACCGTATCTACAATAAAACCTATCCCTTTGTTTAGGGCATCAAACGCAAATGTTAGTAAATCAGCTACCTCCGCATTACTGCCCAAAATATCTTTTAAACCAATAAGCAATTGTATTACACCTCCAATTGGATTTGCTGCCATCACCATATTCACGCCTTGCTGCGCCTTAGCAAAACCACCAAGCGCAGGTATGCCGCTAGATATTTCTTTGAAGGCATCTGCAAATCCTTCTTTGTAGTTCCCTACGTTTCTGCGCGTGTCGCCTATTGCACCCTCTTGCTTTTTAAGTTCATCTGATAACTTTTTAATGGAAGGCGCTAAAGTGTTTCGTGCTGTTGCGCTTGCATCGTTGTACTGCTCGGTAAGTTGCTTTAATAGCAAGCGGTTTTGCCTTACGCTATTGTTGGCAAAGTTAGTAGTGTCAATATTGTCCTTTTGTGCGCCCGTGTAGCCCTCTAAAAGACGTTGTGCGCTGCGGTATTCGCTCGAAACGTTCTTAGTAACTATCTTTAGCGCTTCTGTTGTCTTGCGGTATTCTTCACCTGCAATAGTTCCTGCCTTAAACGCTTCATCTAAGTTCTTTTGACTTGCCTTAATGTCGTCTAATTGTTCGCGCAACCCTGCCAATTTGCTTAGGCTGTCTTGTATGTTTACCTCAAATATTATCGCTTCTGCCATTACAATAGTTTTACAAGTTCAACAATGCTGCTTGCGTTCGATGTGTAGTCAAATTTCACCTTGCTCACATAAAAATAAGCATCTAACTCACCAATATAAACGGGCTTCAAAAAGTCAAGTTGCGCAATATCGGAGGTGTTTAGTCTTAGTTTAGCCTCTATAACTTTGGTGCGGTCTAATATGCCTTCTAAAAACGAATAATACCTTTCGTAGATGTTAGTGCCAAAGCCCAATGAATTAGCCCTTACGCTATCTATAAACCACGTAATAGGTATAGAAGTAAACTGATTAGTAGATGTTGCCCCGTCACGGTAATTGTGATAGTAGCCGTTTAGTTTAGTAAGGTATAACCAACGTGGCGCGGTCTGTTCAGCCACTAACCCACTTTCTAAAACCTTTATTTGTGGCGTGTCGAAGTTCACGGTATTACTAGGGTTATTAAACCAATTCGTTGCAACCGTTGCGCCAAAGTTTAATTCTACAAAATCCTTTTCAAAGTCTAGGTTTTCATCATCTACCGTTAACAACGCGTCCGTACCGTCAGGCTTAATCACACCGTCTTCATCAGCGTACTTCAAGTTATTGTTTTGCGCATAGTCTAATTGAAACTCAACCGTGTTTTCTTCGATAAAATCTACTTTGCCGCTCCAGTCAATAGGGTTGCTGATGTTATTCAGCACATCCTCAAACTTGCTAAGTGTTACCGTCTTTAACGGTTCATTCACTTGCAATATAGCCCCGTGCAACAACAGAAAGTCTTTGACAAAATCGGATTGTTTGAGGTCAGGCATTAAGTTGTCAGGTGTAACATAGTTGTATTGCTCAGGTAATATGTTGCCAATGTTAGCCGCGTTGTATCGAATAGGCGCAATTTCATCGTCTTTAATTTCGCGACCGTTCACATCTGGTCGTGCATCTTCAATGATTTCAGTAGTGTCTAATATAGTGAATACACAATCATCTTGTAGTGCATAACATTGGAACGGCATTCGATAGCTAAACGAAATCGAAGGGGCTGAAAATTCCACGTCTACATCGTTGGTGTCATACCCTGACAAAATATAGCTTCCACTAATTTGTGTTTCAAATGGTGTTATCGCGCCCGTGTTTGGTATGATAATACTAAATGATTCTATGATGTCAGCCGCGCCCGTTGTGATTGCCTTGCGTGTTAAAGCGCGAATAACCAACACCTGAGGACTTGCGTTTAGGTTGTACAGTTTAAGGTCAAGCGTCCAATCTAATTTTATCTTATTGCCAAACGAAAGTAAGCCGCCACCAATTAAGCTATTAGATGTTTTATATGGAGGGTTTTGATTGCTAAAGAATGTTTCGTTCTCACTTACTAAACTGTTATGCTCAAACGGTAGATAAAGCCCCAATGAAGCGGGCATGTCATCCATTGTGTAAACAGCGCCTCGATATTTAGTAGCGTCTTTGTTGCGGTCATACTTTACACTACCCGAACAAACAACAATATCCTGAGCGGTGTAATCGCTTTCGGTTAGTAAGCTATTATTGAAGGTATATCCGCTTTGTTTGCATATCTCATTCAATAGCGTTTCTGCAAATACACACACCAATAATCTACTTACTTGTTCTTTATCGTCAGGGTTTGCGACCGTATCCTCTGTATTCCAGTTAATAATCGGATAGATGTAACCGTCTGTATTAAATCGGGACGCTTGCACGGTTGCATAATCCCAATGATGATTTAAAAAGTTCAAATCTAAGTCGCGCAACTTCTTTTCCTTAATCGTATTAAAGAAATCCGCATTGCTTCCATACACCCGAATGAAATAGTAGTCTTTTACGCTTTCAAGTGTGGCAAATAGTATATTCATATCTACCCCATCAACATACAACCGCGCTTTTAATCGTTGGTAAGGCTTAACGCTTGTGCTGATTGGTAATTCACTTGCCTCAAACACGGCTCTATTCTTTGCAGTACGCGGCAACTTGAATTGAATTGACCTTGCGCCCGTCCGTTTGCTAATGTCGCCAATAGGAGCTACGCTGTACTCGGTAACTATTTGTTCCGTTTGCAGCACATCAACCTCAACATCTTCAATCAGTAGGCTTATCATTGCGATTGGATTGCAAGTTCTTTAGCAATTAAGAAACGTAAATTGACCTCATAAACTTTCAGTGAAGTATCGAGAACCGTAAAGCTGTCAAAGTCTAAATAAATTGGCGTAAACCTTTCTTCAAAGTCAATGTAGATAGGCGCGTCTTCATCGTACAACCATGCTTGTATCGAATTGCGGAGGCTTTCAATCTTTGCTGAATGTGATTTAGGTATCTTGCCGCTGCCTATCTGTACGGCTCTGTAAATGCTTTTCTTTTCGGCAAACTTGCGAACTAAATCAGAAGTCTTGAAGGTTATCTCATCCCCACTTTCGATTTCAAAGACTTGATTTTTTCCCGTAAAAATGTAGTTTTCAAAACCGCCCTCACGATTAACCCAAACAATATTGTAAGCATTGCAACAATTTAAAGTGTATGTTGGTATTTCGCAAACGTCCGTAACTTGAATGACAATAAAGTATTCGTTGCCGTCTGTTCCCGTAATGCTTAACGGGTAAGTTCCATTTGCATAACTCCCTGCAATGTCAATAATCCAACCCGTTACGAAAGTATTGGTTTCATCCATTTCAATCGTAACGCTAAAAGGTGGGGTGCTATATGTGTTGCTGCCCTCATACAGCCCGTTGTAAGTGGTCAATACACCCAAAAGATTAGACGGCACATTCTGACTGAATATGTTAGCTTGCGAATTGCAGCCTGAATATTTCTTGAGTGTGATTTTCATGTTAGTAAACTTGACCTAATATATTAAACCTAAAATCTGTGCGTGTCATTCTTCTTTGCCTTGAAATATTAGGCAAGCAGCTATTGTACGATTTAATGCTTTGCGGTGCATTATCCTTTAAAACCTTTGCCAATGCTGCGGTGTACTTGCCTAAAAAAACATCTCTATCTTGTTCTTCGCCTATCAGTTCTTCCCTTGCTAAAACGTGCATATCATCATGATAATAGTGATACAAATACTCGCCATTGCTGTAAATATCGGATGTAGGAGTAAGGTATAAATTACAGAATGAGTAATTGGGATTAATGGTATATCGCTTTGTTAGCATATTGCTTGGTGTGTCAATACCACCTCCAACAAGGCTATCTAATTCGTATGGCTGCCCGTTTGGTTTAAGCGGTGCAATGTAACCTAACAGAGCGTCAAATGTTACTGCGTATGTCTTTGCACCTTCTTTCCAATATACCAAATTAATAACGTGGTCTATTAATTGTCCGCTATCTTTTTTGAGTGTGAACACCAAAACTGTAAACGCACTATCCAATAAACGCTTACTAAATTGGCTATGCTCCACACAAGTTCCTGCGTAATCCATTCGCTCAAACTTTGCCTTTAGGCTATCAAATCTTTCCGTTAAAACGCTATCTGATATTTGATGTTCAAAACCACCAACACAAACAGTTTTGTACGCATAATTTCGCGTGTCTTTTATCTGCTGAATAGCGTTGCACTTGCTTATTGTTGGCGCTGTGTAGCTTTCATTAATTACAAAGTAAGTCTGACTGTCAGTTACGGTTGTATCGTACTCCCCTGCTTTTACCGCAAGGTGTATAGTTTGCGTGTCTGCCAACTGATAAGCGTCATGCAAAAGCAATGGTGGCAAAGTAATTGTTTGTCCGAAAGATGCCAAAAAGAAAAAAGGAAGTAAGTATTTCATAAAATTGTTTTTGCGGCAAACTTAAACAATTCTTACTCTTAATGCACCTGCATTTTGATAAACGCCCCCCAATGGTACACCACCTGCTGCGGCTGCGGTATCATCTGCATAGTTTAGTGAAGCGTATTTAGATAGAACTAATATGCCATCTTCGCGCAAATGAAATGTATCAGCTAATGATTCATCTAAAACGTGTACTTTTTTCCCTGTCTTTAAAAATATATCAATATCATCTTCTGGTTGCAAATCGATACTTGTTGCAGAAATAATATTCATAGTATCAACGCTCTCAAAGAGAATAGAATCCCATTTCATAGAAAAACTATCAGGGTTGCCCCCAAATGGAGTAAAATCGCCAAAAATTAAACCATATCCGTAAACGGCATCACCAAACTGTAAATAATGGGTATCTAAATCAACATCAACATCCTCTGTAAATTCTGTTGGTATAGTATCAAATATTGACGGGATATTTACAAATGCTGTACCGTTGTAAAACTGATTGCGATTTATATCGGTATTATACACAATCATATTTAATGTTGGTGTAAGTGCCGCTATTTGCGCTGTTGTTAGCTGCGGAATGGTGTCTTGATAACTATCTACAGTGTTATCAAATAGCGTTTCTAAACTTGCCCTCGTTATAGGCGTTGGCAATGCTTCAAATGCTGCTTTAAGTGCTGTTTTGCTTAGTGCTGACATGTTATGTAATTAAAAAGTCGTTTGAAAAATCGTTGCTAAATCCATTTCTGTTTGGCAATGTACCACCATTATCAAATCTGAATGTTTCAACACGTGTGTTACTTAAAAAAGATAGCCACGTTGTGCCACACGAAAAGATAATAGGGTTACTGTTCAATGGGTTTGGTGTGTTTAGGTATTCAGCATTAAGCACATCGCTGTCAATGCTGCTGTTAAGCGCCAAATAAATGCTTTCAAAGTAAAGTGATTCAGGGTTTACTCCAATCAGCAAACGGTATGGCATGAATCGGCTGTAATCATTTGCCACAAACACACCTCCTAAATCTGTTCCCTCTAGTGGTGGTATGATTTCAGGCATTGCAGCCTTAACATATCCGCTAACATCGAATGAAATCAGTCCTGATGTGTTACCTTCGGGGCTAAAATCAGCAACCTTTGTAAACGGAAACGGGTTTGTTCCTACCACTTCGCTGTCTTGGTAACCTTTCCACAACTGCCATTGCGGAGGCGTGGCGTATTTAATCATTACGCCTGACTGATTAGCTGTATAAATAGCACTTAATGTAAAATCAATATTGCTAACCTTTGAAACAATTGTGTGATAACCTTTATAAATGCCTCCGTTTATGTATATTAAGTCTCCAACTACTAAAGTCTTACCACCTGCTAATGCCGATGACAATCCCGTAACCCTCACTAATCCATTGTTGTCCGTAAAGTTCGCAAAGGTGAAAGGCATATCATACACAAAGCGGATAGGCTTGTGAGCGCTTGCCCATTGGTCTGGCTGTGTTACTATGGTATAGTTATCGCTCATGCTGCTAATGATATGACTTGTGAACGAAATGACTGCACGGTTTCTGTGTTAAAGCCCTCAAGCAATTTGGTTTGAATAAACTCGATTATGTCGCGGTTGATTACTGCGCTAACAAGGTCGCTGCCGCCTTGCTGATAAATAGTTGTTCCTTTTTCATGTTTCTTCTTTGTGATAGCATAAACAAGGCTTTTCTTTTCGTATTCTTTCAACTGATTCCAGCCGAAATTAGCTTGGGCGCTTGGCTTATTCTCTATCCATTCGCGTATCTTAGTCTTTAGTTCACCGTTGCCGCCCTTCTTTGTTGGTCCGCTTCCTGCCTCTAAGTAATAGATATAATCTTCACCGTACACTTTAAGGCTTAATCCATCCACTTCGTAACGAATAGACTTTTCCAAACGTCCGCTAGCATTGACTGCCCCGTACTTAGTAACCTGCTTATTGCGAATATCGTTCTTCAAGTCCGAAACAATCTTTTGACCCACCTCATTAAGTAATGCGCTAACATCCAACATCGGTTACAATTGTCATGGTTAAAGAAACTCCCGTTAAAACACCTGCCGTTATTCTATAAACGGGTTCGGTACTTACAGCTTCAACTTGCTGCTCATTATCGTTAAACCATTGCACAAACGATTCAACAAGCGCCTCAGCTTCCTCAATTAGCGCTTCCTGCTCTTTAGGTGTGCTATCTTGCCTATCTTGAAACATGAAGGTTATCAGCAATGTCGACCGCCTCAAACTGTTATTAAGAATACGTCCGCCCGTACTTATCCGCTGTAAAGTAAAATCATTGAATAAGTGAATGAATGGTGCAGGTTCATTAGGCGCATATAGGCTAACTTGGTTGCGGCTGCTCAATAAAAACGTGCCGCTATAATTTACGGCGGTTGCAGCTTCCTTAACTAAGTCGATTATGTGTTGCCTATGGCTTGCCATGCTGCGAATTTACGGCAAGCGTTCGCAATCGTTTTTTACTAGGCAAATTATTTTTTCTTACTAATTACCTCTGAATACGCCTTATCAAACATAGACTGCTCAAAGTCAATCAGAAACTTGAAATAAATAGTTTCTGCTTTTAGTTCCCAAACCTCATCATCTGAAAGGTTTGGATAGCTTTTCCTTACTTCAAAGAATTGCGGCATAATTCCAAATTCTTTAAAGCGGTCAATGCCTGCCAACATTTGTTCGTGTGTTGGTTTCCAATCATTCAGGCGCTTGTACTTTTCGTTGAAAGCAATAAAGCCAGCTAAATAGCTTTTAATTTCTTGCCACGCCTCTAGGCAAGGCATAGCGATATAATTCTTATTCGTGTAGATAGTGGCTATGGATAGCGCAACATTGGCGCCATTCGTTTCGTTACCTACTGCAATCTTTGCCCGCTCAAACTTACCCCAAGCATCGTTGCCTATATCGTAAGGCTCTTTTTCTTCGCCTAACAACTCTAATTGGTCAATATAGCCATAAGCCTCAAACAACTGTGAAAGGCTCTCAAATGATAGCTTAGATAGCTTTTCAATAGGTATATTGCTGACTGCTGCCAAACGCGGCAACGGCTCGGTGTGTTCCATTGACTTAATGAAGTACCCTAGCGGTAAAGTTGCGAATGATAAATGAATAGGGTATAGTTCGCCTTCGATGTTTATTGTCATATCTTTTTTAGCGCTTCCCTTATCTCTTCTATGTTATCCAAATGGCTAATATCATGATTAAACTCACCAACGGACGAAAGTAATCCTTTTAATTCAGGTATCGTGCCAAACTTCACTATGTCTTTGTACGGTTCGCAGCCATGCAAGGCATACTCACTCACTACATTGCAGTTATGGCTTAGTGCCTCGTTTAGTCTAAACGATTCAATTCCGTTCGGTTCGTAATAATGGATATTCAAAACAGTCTTTGCGCGGTGAAGTAGCCGCCTCATGTCATCCCCAAGCACATTATTGAACACCTTAACATTCAGTCCTCTTAAAGCATTTTTACGCCTATCGTTTATCGCCCCGTAAAACAGAACGTCAATATCTTTGCGCTGCTTTGGTTGCGGTTCAATGCCCGGGCGTACTATGCTTGTATTTGGATTGCTATACTCAAATAAGTTACTTTCGCAATACTCCCAAACTGCAATAGACTTTGCCAATCGTTCGCGGTATTTATCGCTAAACCACCTAGTTCCGTTCTGCTCCGTTTGATAGCTGATTAACTTACTAGGTAACACCCATGCCATTGCGCTGTTATACACAACCCAAATATTGCGTTTATCTGCCTCCAATTTAGCAACACGTTCGCAGCTATGCCCTAGTCTGTTTATATTTTTGACTAGAATATTTGCCGCGAAATCCATTTGTAAGGGAGCGTAAACTTTAATCATTAGTAATCTAATTTAAGATAAGCCCTAGATATTTTAAAGCAGCACCCACACGCTATTTTATTTGGATACCTAGAATTGTACATTTGTACTGAATGACAGCAATCGCAAACTAATTCACCGTGCTTTTTTGCAACTTTAATAATTGCCAATCTTGCTTCGTCATTACGCTTTGCAAAGCGCTTTCTTTCTATATCTTCAATACACAATATAATCCTAGTAAGTAGTTTGTGTAATCTATTCATATCTTAAAGTCTTTTGTGTGCCGTCCGTTCCCTATGTGGCGGCAAGCTGAATCAACAAGGCTTGCCGCTAAATATACATCATGCACTTCTCTACTTATTTCTATTTCATCCTTGCCTGCTATCCCGTTTGGAAATAATTCTAACCACCTGCTTAATGTTCGCATAGAAGGGTTAAAACTAAATCCGCACCAATCTTTTGTCTTACCAACTTTTTTAAATTCTTTGAATGCAGGTATTAATGGATGATTGTGGTCTTTTTCATTTCTAACCCAAATTTGGTCTATATTAAATCTGCTTAACTCAAATATGCACATCTGAATAAAGTATGGATTGCCCTCAAACAACCAATCGTCCTCTAGGTTAAAGAAGTATTCCGTTTCAACCAACGCAATCAAATAATCCCAAGCGGTACTTAAACCGCGCTTAGTACCTTCGTGCCATGTGATACCCTTGTCAGCATACTTCTCTTTAATCTGTTGCGGTATAGGCTGAATGCTGTCATTGTGAACATAAAACGCAACATAAGGATAGGTGTTCAATTTAAAGAAGCTATCGAGCGTCTGTTGGAATAAATCCCAACGGTCGCAGCTTGTCATTATGATTGTTATTGGTTGTTTCATATCCTTTCAAACACTAATAAATTTCTTTCAAGCCAATCGCAATTCGCATCTACATTCGCCCGCGCCTCTTTAGTTTCGGATTCATTCAGTTTAAAACCCCTGCTTTCAACATCTGCAATCACTTCTTTTTGGTCGCGGCAGTTTATGTGTCCAATGCCAGGCTGTCCAATGCTTGCCCAACTTAGGATTAAATGCTTGTCGCAGTTGTTTGTTAGCGTCTGCATGAATGTTTCTTGCGCGTCTTTTGGCAGGTGTTCGCCTATCTCCAAACTAACTATGTTACACTTAGGTTCTAAATTTATAGGAAAGGTTAAATCTATTTTATGGAATTTTTTACATAGAATATCAATGCTATCATTCCCATCAACACCAACGGCATCAAATCCCTTTTGCTCTAAATACGCCATGTAGTAACCATTGCCACATCCAAAGTCCACAACGGGCGTATCTTTCGGCAAATAGCTCGCAAGCCACTTCGCAAACCTCAAGCTGCTTTGATGGTGTTCCGCATCTTCTTTTGTCCATATTCCGTTCATATAATCCTTTTTGATTGTTTCCTAGCCATGATAAATTCGTTCCGTATCTTTTCCGCGCTGTAAAGGTAATGACCTCCGTAGCCTTTTGCAAGATTGTTTGGAGATAATCTTTTTCCATATTCGGAATGCCGCGCTATCATGTAGTCAATGTTGATGTATTTGTAGTGGCGGCATCTGTAAACCTTTTCGCTAAACTTCACTTGCCCTTGAGGCGCTGCATTGTGGCAACCTGCTGAATAGTTTATCTTGTAAATCTTACTTGCATCGAAGCAATACATTTTATCATAGCTTTCAGCCCGTACCCCGTTCGTAATGCAGTCAATGTTGGTGTTATCCCAAAGGTTCACCATGTTGTACCCTTCAAATCGAATAACACTTACACCGTTCTTAGCTTCGTTGTATAAGTCCTCCGCTGTTATGTCGCAAAGTTCATCTACATCTGCAACGATAACCCAACCGTGTAGATGTTTCCAAGTTTCATTCTTAATGTGCAAATATGTTGCATCGTCTAATTTGCCGCCCGTGTCATACTCAATAACTTGGCATCCGTTCTCTAATGCTATCTGCTGCGTGCGGTCTGTACTTTGATTGTCATACACAATTATTTCGCATTGCGGAAAGCGTTCGCGGTAATGCTTAATAAAGTGAGGCAACATTAACTCCTCGTTGTAGGCTATTGTGATTATTGTCATGCTTTTAGTTTGTTTATCAAATGTTGAAAATCTGACGGCTTATACATCTTATCGTTGTACTCTAGTTTAAAGTTAAAGTTCACTCCCTTAAAGTGTGAGTAAGTCAATCGGCAACTGTACAAGTCCCATCGCAACGGCTGCCCTAAACAGTTGTGAAACTCAATAGCATTATCGCGAATATCTTTAGCGCACTTATGCTGAATAAAACATCTATCCGTCCCTAGATACTCACAAAACAATTTAAAACTAGGAAAGTCATTTGCATTGAACTTCATGCCTCCGTACTGATAGGCATAAGGCAAACACTCGGCTTGAAACTGAATGTACTTACGGTAATCGCTTGCCCATTTTTCTAAGTTCATATTCCATTTTTAACGCCTCAAAATTGGTACTTTTATTTGAGATTTCCTAACTAATCTATTAACGCCATACCTCACACCGTCTATTAAATGGTTGAAAGCGTCAATCGGTACACCTGCCTTTTTATCATTCCAAACATAGTTGCTTAACTCTTTTCGCAGGTTGCTTGACCTTTGCGTTATTACTATCTGATAGTCCTGCATTATGGCTATACCTGCGCTCACACTACCTTGCCCCTTTTCACATGGCAATATGTTTAAGCCTTTCTTTTTGAGGTCGTCAATTAGTCTAGGCTCGGCACTATCCGCAATTATCAAATCATTCGGCTTGCTAATTAATTCTTTGTTCGCTTTAGCTATTGCATCCAATCCCATAGGTTCGGTACTGTATAGCAATTCATCGCAATAAATAACCTTTCTGCTTTCATCTACTGCCACCTTAACCAATGTAGTCGGGTCAATAGTAAACCCAAAGTCCTGCCCGTACACATAATGCAGCGAAGTATCAAAGTCACCTATACTCCAATTAGTGAAGATAGCGCCTTGCCTTGTTGCTCGTTCACCCATGCCGTAAATCTTCCACCAATATGTATTATCCTTGCGGCTTTCAATATCAGCTACCTGCGCGGCTGTCAAAAACGGATTGTCTTTGTAGGTGGTAATTAACGGAGGGTACTCTGCAATGTATTTATCCAGCCAATGTTCCAAACCTAGTGCAGGGTTATAGTCGCAAATTATCCTATGCCTTGTTCGTGGAAATAGTTGATCTATCGTTTCTGGTGGAAATTGGTGCGCCTCATTTACCCAAAGTATATCACGTGAACGCCCATGTATTTTGTCTGGTGTATCTGCTCCATAATAACTTATTAAGTTGCCGTTAAGTGTATAAGTGTGGTCTGTTTTGTTGTGGTATAATTCGTTATACATACCCGTTTCAATCAGCACATCTTTAAAGTCCTTCCAAGCGGTTGCTTTAAGTGCTGTGAATGTATCTCTGACTATGTCTATTTCTAATCCTGAATAGTTCTCACATAGCCAAATAAAATAGTAAATAGTTGAATACGTCTTCCCGCTACGAGTTCCGCCCTGCAATAGGCTTATTCGCTGCGTAGCTACTTTTTTTTTAGAAAGCGGAAGTTTGGATTACTCTTCATTTATCCAATCGGGTAGGTTCTTTTTTGAAACAGATACGTCCATTGTCTGCTTTGCTTTTCCATAGGCGCGGTCAAGTAATACCTCCGCTGCCCTTACATCACCTTTACTTGCTTTTGCCCGTAATGCCATTAAAATAACCTTTGCAGCTTCGATTCCGTCTTTCTCTTCACCAAGCACATCAGCTAACAGCTTATCCAATTCAGGCAACTTTTTCGGTCTGCCGTTCGGATTGCCGGTCTGTCCTTTTTTGAACTTGTGCTTTTCTATGTTCTCTTTATTAGGCATCGCTGTTGTTTCGCTGTTTTGTTTTATATTTGCGCATCATCATGCGGGGTTAGTGTAGTGGCAACACGCTCGGCCTCCAGCCGAGAATCGGCGTTCGATTCGACCACCCCGCTCAAAGCCTTGCGTTCTGCGAGGCTTATTTTTTGCCCCTTATACATACCCGCTCCCAATTCGTCAATCTTTGAAAATGGCAGTATTGGAACAGTTATACGGCAGGATTTGTCTATTAGGTAAATGTAGCGAAGTTGAAAACCAATTAATATTTCACCACATACCGCCTCAACATATTTCCTGAAATCATATTTACCACCAGTAATTTCGTAATAGCTTTTACCTCCTAATTCATTTCTTTTTTGTATTGGATTGCTTTCTAATGTCATTTTATGAATAACGCTGCCATCAGATAATTTGCAAGTGTTAGAATTTGTAACTATTCCAGTCAAAACAAACCCGGATGCACGGTATATTATACCGTCCCCACATTGCGTACCGTCTGAAAAGGAAAGAATCCATTTTATATGTGGTGCGTGCTTTTTGATCAGCTTTATTGAAATAGATATACAGCGGCTTTCGCTATTCTTTGGCAGGTAGTCGTCAAAGGCCATGCGGTTAAGTTCAAGCATTTCATTCCATGCCGAGGGCTGAACAAGCGGCATTACCTTACGCTTATCCAAAGGTGACCCGTAACTCATAACGCCGTGTAACTTGCCATCAAGAAAAGCCCCAAAGTGCAATTTACTATTCTGCACAACCTTTCCGCTGTAATGATGTTTCTTCACAAACTCATTAGCCAGCTTTGAGGGTATCACCTTAACAATTATTTCCTTTGCCCTGCCCATGATGCCACAATTAAATACAGGGCGTTTCCGTTGCTATTCTCGTTGCCCATTGTTTCCGCATACTTATACTCATCAGTTGCCTTCATATCCGCAATGGCGTTATGAATTACCTCCGCCTGTTCATCTGCAAGTGTAAAGGTCATTTGCTGAAACGGTGCTTTGTCTCCATCCGGTAAACTAAAGCCTTCGCCAAACTGCTCCGCACTTACATTAAACCCCGGAACATCCAACCCCCATTCATCAAGCTTATTAGCATCCCATTCGTTTGCCAACTGTTCCCAGTCCCATTCGCCGCCGCTGACATTGTCTTTGATAATAAATTCACGCTGTTGCTCTTCGGTTAAGTCATCGGCTAAAATAATCGGCACTTCTTTTAACCCAGCCTCTTTGCAGGCTCTTAAACGCATATTTCCACCAAGCACAACCATATCAGCATTAACCACAATAGGTCTGATTTCAAGCATTTGCGGAAAGTCTTTAATGCTTTGCACCAATTTAGCAAACTTGTCATCCTTGATTATTCTCGGATTGTTTGGGTTTGCCTTAACTTCTGATATTTTTACTTTTTTGCTATTCATGCTATGCAAATCTAAATAAAAGTTACTCACCTTCAATCTCTTTTAGTATGTCAATTTTATCTTCATTAGAATTAACAATCCCATATGATTCCAATACTTCATCACACGCTTTGTCATATTCCTCTGAATCAATTACCAATACTTTTACCCCGTCTTTAGCTGTTACTATAGATATACCCATAATGCAAAGTTAATTCACTTGAAATAATTCGTCTAATTCTATTTCTGTTGGTTTAATCATCGCTAATTATGTTTGCAAATTTTTTTACAATGTAAACGATTAAAAAAGATGCGGTAAGTCCTGCGAAAACCATTATAGCAGCGCCAAATAAAACATCAATCTGCCTTTCAATAGGAATATCTTTGTGTAATGATTGCTCACATCCAACCGCTAACACTCCAACCATAAGAGATAATATAAGCACTAATCCTAGTGCTGCTGCTGTTTTTTTAATTTGTTTATTCATGGTGAGTGTTTAAATAAAAAACCCCAAGCGTAAGAGGACTTGAGGTTTGGCGACTGGAAAATGGAAAAAACCAACCGCAGTATTTTAACTGCAATCTCTTACCCTTGCCACGCAAAGATACAAAACATTGCGAATATCAAAATAAAGTTTTCAACATCAAAAAGGGAGGTCTTCGCTTACTTGCTTGCTTACCGTTTGCTGTTGCTTTTGATTGGTTTCGCTGTTAGGTTTCCAAGTGTCAAGTTTGACCGTGTGTGTTTCGCCATACTTACCCTCTGTTTTGCGCGGAAGTATTTCTAGGTTCACATAGCCCTTTTCATTTACTAGCTTGCTGCATTCCTCAATCAGCTTGTCAAGGTTAAAAGACATTTTTTGACCAAACTTTGACTGTTTAATTTTAATGCTGTTGATGTAGGTTGTTTCACTCATTTATTAACGGTTTGATTTTACCATGTAAATAGCCTTGCACCGCAGCGACAAAACTATCGAAAGAATTGCAAACATAGCACTTATATCCGAAACTTTCAAGTTTGTTCATTACTTCTATTTGCGCGTCCGTTGGTGTGTTCTTGCCTGCTTTCATTTCTACAAATAACCCTGCATAGCCATTAGTTGGGAAAGGTATAAATAAATCTGGGCAACCCTTTAACACGCCCTCTGCTTTCATAATGCTTGCCGTAATAATATTCCTATGTCCTCCGTTCGGGATTGACATAATCAGTAGCTTAGGGTAATTATATTTAAACCACTTCACTACTTCAATCTGCAATTTGCTTTCTAAATTCTTCATATCAGAATGGTACTAAATTATCAACATCGCTAAAGTCAGATGTTTGTCCGTTAAATTGCTGCAAAAATGCCTCTTTTTCTTTTTCGCTCAAAACCTTTAACGAATCAAATCGGTGTGAATTGCGCCAATACTTTACAATTTCACCATCAGGCGTTTGATAATGTATAAAGCCACGTTTCTTTAATGCTTCTGATATTTTCATCTTAAAATGGTGCTGGTTCTAAATCTGTTAAATCTTTATTGATATAATGTTCAATTTGTTCTGTTTTTTGTGGAAATGGGTTGAGGTTAATTGAACTTTGAGCGTTGTAATACCTGCTTGAAGGTTCGTGAAAGTTTAAAAATGCCGTCCCCTTACGCCCATAAATACCTTCAAACTTAACTTTTTCAACATGAATTTCAGTATGTTCATTACGATATACAACTAAACCAACATCGGTTTTATTGTAAAAATAAGCGCTTCCGTTTATGCTGTAAAGGTTTGGCACTTCAAACTTGCCGTTTTCTTTTTTCATTTTAGTCGGGTGTGCCACCAATACAACTGACATCTCATAAGTTAGCTTGAATAGATTAATTTTATTTAGCGCACGTTGTATGTATTGTGTTTCAGTCAAGCCTCCGTAATTATGTTCAATAGTTCCCCAGTTGTCAATAATAACCGAATTAACGCCTTTTCGTGCCACAAGTTCGCGGCTCTTTGTAAGTATGTAATCTATTGTCGCACCTTCTGAATTTTCTTCTTTAGGCGGTTCAATGAAAAATATATTTTCGCGCAGCCAATCCATAGCTTGCCTTAATTGCTCCACACTCATTTTATCAGCACCAAAGAACGGGCGACCAATAACCATTCGCGCAAGTCTTTGAATGTGAAACTCACTTTGGTGTTCGGGCGAATAGATTGCAAAGCGCCACCCCTGCTGAATAAGCAAAACAATACATTGGTCAATGAAAGTAGACTTTCCATGTGAGGGAATACCCGTTACGGTAATTAAACAAGGTCGCCACCAAGTCAAATAGTCGTTTAAATCGGTTATCTGTTTTAACTTTGTGCTTTCAGGAAATCCGTTATGATATAAGTCTAAAACCCTATCTTCATAATCAGAAATAGAGTGAACACCGTCAATAGGGTACTCTTTAGCCTCTTTTATTCGATTTGAAAGGCTTTCAGCACCTTCGGCAACTAAACACTCATTCGCATCCTTAAACGGGCTTAAATCTACTATAAAGCATTTTTCTTTTCCTAGCCTTCGCGCCAACTCCCTGCGCAAGCATAACCCAGCTTCGTCATTATCAGTTGCAAGATATATCTTTTTAACATCTGTAAAGTATTCAATGCAGTTGTCAATGTACTGTAATTTTTGTGCTGAATACTCATTATCGGTTTTAATTGCCCCGTCTGGAACTGAAATAGCAGAAACATAACCTGCCACCTCAAAACTTAGCGCGTCAATTTCACCTTCGCATATTATCACATAATCATTTCCTACAACATCGTCTATTTTATAGAACACTTTTTTAGCATCCTTAACCTGCGTAAAATTCTTTTTGGCATCTCGATACTTTACATTTACCAATTCACCACGCTCGAAGTAATTGAACTGAATGGTATTCATTTCGGCTTTTTCTTGAGGCATATAGTGTTTGCCGTCCGTTATCTTGTTTCGCCTTATTACCTGCGCTGTAATCTTGCGGGTTTCATTTAGCCACTTAAAAGAATTTTCGCTAAGTTCTGTATAATTCAATGGTGGAAGTTTCACTGGTTCTAATTGCTTTTTAAGTGAATAATCTTTGTTTAGGCTTCCTTTCCAACCGCAATGATTGCAATGCCAAATACCCTTGTCATGGTTTACAGACAAACAAGGGTGTGTTTTTTTCTTTCTTGTATGGCTGCAAGTTGGGCAAAGTGTTTGTTCTTCACCTGCGCTTTTTCTTGTTTTAATTCCTAAGTCTGCAAAATTCATGGCTTATCTCTTTTATTCCACGTTCTACCCCCATCGCTTGAATATTCGTATTGGTGCAAACCATGATAATTTCTTATTGTAATATTACCCCTTTGTTCAATTTCAAAAGTTCCTTTTAATCCAGTTGGGCTGATATAATTCGGGTCAGTTCCATCATCTTTTGCTTTCGGTTTGTCTTTGTGTTCATCTTTAAACCAAACCATTTGCATTTTCTGTTTCCAATTCTTAACCTTCTTTCCGTTGCTATCTTTCCATTCGGCAACATTGTAATAGTTAAAGGCTTTTGTTGCGGCTTGCTCTGAATAACCATTTTCAGCAAAGTATTCAATAACTTCAAAAAGTTGTGGTGGTGTAAATATTTTATTCTTACTATCACTAACACTATCATTCTTACTATCACTAACACTATCTGCTAGATTTGCTATGCTTTGTTTGCTTTTGCTAGCATTTGCTAGCTTTTGCTTACCTCCTTTAGCACCTGCTTCGCGCCTTTTTTCAATTACTGTTTGATACTTTTCAGCATCTCTTTTAAACTGATTAAGGAATGGAGTGAAAACTATTTCAGTTAAATTATCAATAGGTGAAACTTCACCAGTTAATTGATAACGGTATATTGCATCAAATAGATTCCCCTTTTGCTCTGTTGATAGCTTGTCAAGAATACACAAGCTGTCAAGGTGTAAGATAAATGACTTACGCATAAAATAAAAAAAGCAGGCGTTTCGGGCTGCATCCCTACTCCGCTTGCTTCTAAATAATTTAATCGACCATCATGTATGCAGCCATGATAATACATCGCAAATATCCTAAAACTATTCCAAATTAACTAATTGACTTTTCCACATTAGAAAATTAGTTTCAATCTCATTTCAATGCCGTTAATCGCTTGCGTTACGTCATCATAAACGCCATACTCCACCTTCATTTTATCCCTAGCGTGTATAACGGTGCTATGGTCTTTGTGCTTTGCGTGTCCTTGCTTTTGGCAACCAGTAAACAGCGAGCCAATTGCTTTCAAATCTAATCCGCTATGCTTGCAAAGAATGTACATAGCTATTTGCCTGCGCTTCACAACTTCGCGCTTTCGTGTTGGGTTGCTTAGTTCTTCCCATGTGCAGCGGTAATGTTCGCAAATCTGCTCCTGTATTAGCTTTGCCTTTTCGTGTGGAAAATAGGCTTTCTTAGTTATATGGTTTAACCCTGCGAACACATAAGGGTTAATCATTCTGTTTCTTGTTGTTGTTAGTTCCATTTGATTTTCTCTTTAAGAATGTTTAAATAATTGGTTGCTTCGGTTGCCTTGTCTAGTATCAGCTTAATGTGTACTTCGTCCCGTTCCACCTCGATAATCTTTAAGTGTAGCATTTCATCAAACAAGCGGTCATCATAGCTAATAAAGTGGCACATATCACGCTCACACAAATACATATTCAGTTGCATCTGTGAGTAATATTCAGGCTTTAGTTGCTGCAAATCTTCGCCAGTATCACATAGTAAATATTCAAGGTGTGTTTTACTGTCCGGGCATTTGATTTCGCAAATACGGTCTGCTAAAATAATGTCAGGAGTGCCGCCAACATTAAACGCTTCATCCCAAAAGAACACATGACCGCCAATAGAAGTATAGATAAAATCTTTATCGTTTACATTTAGGTCAAACGCTTTTGCATAGGCTAAAACGGCTTGCGGTTCTATCTCATTACCGCGCTGCATTGCGCTGTTGTAATAATCAGGCGCAGGTGGTGCAATCATTTCTGCTAAAATTTCCTTAACGTATGTTTTAGCACCCTTGCTTAATCCGCTACCACTTGCAGCTTTAGCCAATAATCTGTGAATTTGTGAAGCGGTAAACAATCCGCGTCTGTATTCTTTCCAATCTTCCTGCGTTTCAAAAACTTTTCTGTTAATCATGGCTTAGTTTCTCTTTATTTGATTTAAAAAATGCCTCCGTTAAATTCTTGTCAGGAGTGAAGTCTACTATATCCTTACGATTAAGGTTTGCCCCGAATAAGTTGCCAAACATTTGAGCAGCGTCTTTTATAGCAACCGTTTTTGCAATAGGAAAAGCCATTGACAGCGCCCCGTTGTTTATGTTGGCAAGGTCAGCAGGTGAAGTCCCTTTAGCCGTTTGAAGTTGTGCCGCGCCAATGCCATCGTGAAAACTCCATTGCCCCGTTAAAGGTGATTTGAAGTGTACGCGAACCGTAACCCATACACCATTAAACGCTGTGCCTTGCCCCGTTATTTCTATTCTATACTCTTTGAATATCTTACGGAGTAATAGCTCAATCTTGTCAATTGGCAGGTATTTGTAGCCTTTGATATACGGGTGTTCTTTAACCCATGCTTTCGGTGGTTGCGCGTTAAGCAAGGCATTTAGCGCATCATTCTTGTACGCCAATTCAATATCGCCAGTTAATTCGGCTAATGTTGGCAGTTTGTTTTCTTGTTGTTCCATTTTTATTGATTGTTTTGTAATGAATAAATTTGATTAAGTGTCAGCCGTTGCAGTATCAGCAACTCCCAACAGAATAGCATATTTTTCATGTTCGGAAACAGTCCGCATTGCAAGCAGAATATCTTGACTTCGCGAGGTTCGATGTGTGGTTTTTTAATCATGTGTTCCATTTTTAATTAGGTGCAAACGTAAGTATATGTATTGACATAGACAAATTTTGCACAACTATTTATTTTGTTAAATATTTTCTGCATCTTTTTGTTCTTGCCAAATAATATCCTTCAAACAATCCTGACACACCCGTATCTCTCCCATGCGCTTGTCTTGGTGGGTAGTGAGTAATTCTTCCTGCACTTCTGCTTTACAATCAAAACATTGCTCTGTTTCGATGTTCTCGATGTCAGGGTAGCGTTTGTAATCGGGGCTAAATAACCAAAATATCATTGCACCGCTTTGAGCCGCCCTCCGTTGCGCTTCCCGTTCGCGTTGGATAATAGCATCCATGACGGGCGCGAAGTGTTTAAAATGCCCGTTAAAATCGGTGTAGTCTGATTTGTAGATTACGGCATCAATCGCAACTATCCAATCAGGGTAGTGCTTAGGCGTTACCTTGTCTTTTGTTTCGTAATACGTTTCTACGAATTGATTGATTGTTTCTTGTTTCATAAAAGTTCTATTTCATTTTTTACTTGTTGCCAATATTCACGCGCTGCATCCAATGCCTCACTTTCTAGCATAAATTCCAACGGCACTATTGGATTTGCTTTCATTATCTCATCCACGCAAATAATCGCGCACTGCTTGGCTGAATTAAATGTCATATTACCTTCACCTACACATTGGTCATTTTCACCGTCTATGTAAGGAAAGTATATTAATAGTTTATAATACCTTTCAACCAACTCTTTAGCCTTTTCTTTTGGGTTCATACTGTTAAAATTAAAATTGAAAAAATAATAAGCCCTCCGAATAAAACCACGCAGCCGAAATAGAACAGCGCGGTGTCAATTTCTTTAAAATGGTACTTCTGTTGTTTCATGTGTTTCAATTATTATTGGTTGAATGAATATACGTGTCATGTCTAAGCATTGTTGCACTGTCCGCTTATCTTTTTTCAGTCTGTAACCTGCAACATTGCCTATTTTAATTGAGTTTAGCTTCTTAGTTGGATATGTTCTCAATCCGCTAACACTAGGCAGTCTATATAGTTCGCGCTTATGCCATCCGTAAACAAAACCCTTATACTCGAATCCTTTTGTGAATATCATATTGTGTGCAAAAGTGGCAAAAGAAAGTTAGATTTCATAATTGTTTTTAGTTTTTTGTTTACAATTATATTGATAGTTAGCCATTAGTTAGCTGCAACCATTTGACAGACACTCTAACGCTTTATTCAAACATAATTCTATCAACTTTGATTGAGCTGGGTAAACATACCTTGTAAAATCTTCGTAAGTTTCCCAATCGTCAAAATCAGAAACTTCTTTATATTTGTATGTCCGATGTTCTACTCCTTCTGGGAATAGTGTAAGCATATAAGACCAATCGCTTTTTAATACTGCGGAAATAATGGCAGCAGCTAACAAGCGGTTAGCGTCATTGCCGTTTTCGTGGTTTGTTAAAGTGTTGTTTTCCATATCAAATTTTGTTTTTAAGTTAAAGTTTTGTGTTCCCAAGTCGGCAACGAACGCCAACCGCCCGAACGTTACCCAAAATTAAAATGGGCATTTAGCGTTTCTACTACTTTTGAAACAAACTTTTCATCTCCCCAAAATCCTTCGCAAATTCGAGCATCACACCAACTATCTGGATATTCTTTCCTAAACTCACTTATTGGTTCATCAATTATCCCTATTTCAAAAGTTCTGACATTAGGATTAGTTGGTGTTTGTAATCTATAAACAAATTTCCGTTTGCCCATTTTAACTTCGGGTAACACGGGTTTTGCGTCAGCAGGGGGTTCGTTTTTCAAATTATCTGTATTCATATTATCAATTTTTTGTTTTTCAAATCAAGTGTAGTGCTATCAAGCCCTGCCGAACGCAAAGCCCGAAACAGTTATACGTCACCTTGCAGATGTTCCGAAACATAATCTTTAACCATTTTTTTAATCGGTTCGACAAATTCGACACGAACACGAAAGGCAATAGTTTTGGTTTGGTAAG